CTCGATAACAGCACCTCCCGAAAGAGGTGTCGTTATCGGTGTTGGTTCAAGGGGTTCAAGCTCGGCGGACACCGGATCCTCAACCTCACACTCTCCAATTCGGCTATTGTAAATGCTACGAGCCTTATCATGGTGCGTGAAGTTCTCGGGAAGCAGATCTCCCTGATAATACATCTTACCTTTCCACTTAAAGTAAGCGCGACAAACGAAGAAGCGATGCATTAGGAGCCGCTAACGGCGTTGGAAAGGAAGGTGCCCATGTCCGCTGCGACAACCTTCATATCGTACGCTAGTTCGCACTCAATACGTTCGGTGCCAATACCCAGCTGAGGCATGGTAAATCTGTTAATACGTCCGCCCATGGCGTTAGCTCCCATCAGACCAGACCATACAAAGGTATAACCAGCTGTGGCAAGCTTAATAGCAGGAGTTGGAGCAGTGTAGCACAGCAAGACGTGATTGCCCAGAATAAACTTCATATCAGCAGACTGACCTTTGGCGTTCTTATTCTGAATGGCATTGGCCACCAGAACACGTTCAACATCGAACATCTGCGCAATCAGATCAGTAGTGACAACACCTTTCTGGGTGTATTTGACACGATCCAGGAAATCAGGATGGTTCTTAAGCGCATCATAAGCCTTACGACCCATGATCAGGGTGTTCGGACGCTTGCCGGTAACTTCGGACTGCTCAGTAGCATACGCCGTCATATCCTCGATAGGAGTGGAGTTGGCGTAGTCATCCCAGTAGATAAAATCACCAGTGCCACCGTGCGCGCCGCCAGTTTTGTCGAAGGCCCATACACCAGCCTTGAAAAAGGTATTAGCCCACTTATTCTCCTTGTTGAGGAGCAGCTTGTCAGTAACAAACTGAACGGCATCTTCATCGGGCATCAGCGGATCGTCGGCGTTGGCACGATCCTCTTCAGTGACATCTTTGTGGAAAGCATACTTACGGCAAAAGTACGTCGGCGAATTGTCAATATCGTAATCACCGCCAGCAGATTCGGTGCCAGGAGCCCTCTCTTTGGCTTCATCCCGGAACCAGTCCTCGCGCAGATAAACGAAGTATCTGTCTGACTGTTTCTTAACGGGAACCATCGGGAAGGCCTGCCCCGCAACGAATCCGGCAGGATCCTGCATATACTTCACACTAATATTAGTCAATGCTTTATCAATGTGCATATCAGAACGATTGGGCATTAATGTTTCCTCCTTTACGATTGTTAATTTAAGATTAGATTATTTGTTGACTAATAAGAAACTCTTGTTAGCCTGTAACTGTGACTGCCTGCGAAACCGTCTTGGTTACATTATTGTACGTATAGGAAATGACAATCGCCGTTACTGACGCAGTCAAATCTAAGGACGGAGTAAACGTCAAAGCAGTGTTGACAATAACCGCCGTGGTAGATGTGGTGCCATCCGTAAAGGTGGCGGTGACAACCAATCCGGTCGGATCGAAATTTTGGCCTGCCGTATAGGTGATATCGGTAGGGGGTGTGGTTACCACAATACCGGAAAGCATTGAGGCGAAACCACCTTGGGTAATCAAAACAGGAATAATGTCGTTAGCTGCTGATGCGGCCTCCAAGGCGATACCGCAGAACTTGCCCGCAGCCGTGGTAACTTTGCCTCCTGCCATAGGACAGATTGGCGAACCGGCCGCAATAGGAGCACCAGCAACTGCCATCGAAATACCATTGATCATAACTGGCAGAACCTCCGTAGCGATGCCTTCACGCTGAACAAAGCCAACGATAACATCGGAAGCAGAAGTTGCCAAAACAATTGCATTACCACTCATTTTAACCGCCAAATACTTGGCAGTCATAATATTCGTGGATCTGAGGGAAATGCATTTTCCGGGATCTTCGTACATGAATTTATTCCTCCTTTACTAAATTTGATAAAATTAGTTACCTTCGTAAATACCTTCTCTGTAGCTGTTGTACAAATCGGGATCTGCGGACAGAACAGCGCGTATTGCGGTGTTATAATCAGCTTCCGTATGTTCAGTTCGATAAGCTTTAACACGCTGCTCAATCACATCATAAGCTTCGGCACCAACATCGATACCCTTGTCAGAACCTGTGGGAACAAATCCAGCTCCCATAGCCGTATTAGCTACTTTCAGAAGTTCTCTTAAATCGTTATACATTTTTTCGTCATTCTTGGCGAGTACCTGTAACCCCTTAATATGAGAATCCTGAATGGGTAGGTTACTGAATTCGTTGAGAGTTGCCTTAAATTCTGTAAAAGCCTGAGCTTCCTGAATTTTAGCTAAGGCATTCTGCGCTGTAACAGCATCTGCACGAGCTTGTGCGATTGCTAACTGAGCCTCAGGCGGCAGATTCTTAATAGGATCGTCAACCGGGGGAGCCGTAAAGGCTTTTACCTGTTCCTGCAAACTTTCGTTAGCCGTAACAAGTTCAGTATTGGTATCTTGCAAAGTTTTCATTGCGGTAGTATTTTCAGCGGTAAGGGCAATAGTTTTTTCTTCCACGGCCGCCGTAAGCTTATCCGTAATGGCTTTTTGCAAAACAGTTTGCTGATCTTCGGGTAATGCTTTTATAATTGCTTCAAAGTCCATATAAGTTTTTCCTCCTTCTGCATGATTTCGTTTATTAGCTAACTGCTGCAGATGACTTTTAAGACTGTCGACATTCATCTCAGCAGCCACATCCATATCAATACCGTTACATACTAATTTTCCTTCATTAGAGAATTTGTATGCAACTTTATCTTCAGTAACATAGTCGATGAAATTATTTGCCTTAGCCTCGTCGGAATCGAGATATGTGTCGGCGTCCATCATGGCAGATAGTTGCTCTTTTGGAAGGCCTGTTCCTTCCACATAGATATTCAGGATAGTATTTTTAACTTTTGCTAGTAAATCGGCAGTTTTAAGAAATGTTTGCTGATCTCCTCGCGCTCTGGTACTAGGATTATGAATCATCAATAACGAAGCATTAGACATGTGCCTTTGACCTGGATCAGCTGCAAGAAGTAGTCCTACTGCAGCAGAAGCACAAATACCATCGCACCAGGTGGCAACAACTGCTGTACGCTTGCGCAATTGATTTCGTATAGCCGCTGCCGCGAATACACTACCCCCAGGACTATTAATGTACAAATTAATCGCGCGAGCGCTTGGATACTTATCCAAATCTTTCACGAATTCGCCGGCCACAACGTCGTCTTCACTTCCAAAGAAAGAAGAGGCAGACTTAATTTCGCCGTACACATACATATTAAGAACGCCCTCGTTCGAAGAATCTGGGGCTAGATTCCAAAATTTCTGAAACGACATCCTCTTCACCTCCTTTCAAATAAGATATATCTCATATCGTAGCTTGATATGCTTAGTTAGGTAATATTACGCTGTCGGTACTACCATGAATGCCATGACTTACATACCTACGCGTATGACCTTTAAACTGCCGTATTCAAGGGTTGCCGAAACTGCTGAGGCATTATTGTGCTTTACCCTAATAGTTACAATATCGTTTACGGCTAATGCCGCCGTTGTAAATCCGTCAAACGATACTGCAAAAGTATATCCTGCCGTGCTAAATCTCCGCCTCGCATGAATATTCGGCTGCTCGACATCATTTATAAATACGGCGGTGTCAGCAAGTATATCAGTAGTTCCAAGCTTTGTTGAAAAGTTGGCGGTAATCCGATAATAACCGGCCTTTGTTATAACAATTTGATCGTTAGCCGCATCAGCGGTACAATTCTCTGCATAACCATTCGTTGTGAATGACGTGATTTTAGTGTACGTACTTCCGGATGGAATGGATATTGCATTGCTGTTATCTGCGACATATATTTCAGCTTTTACCGAGGCTTGCAATATTGGCTTATCGGAAACGCGGTCTAATGTTCCTCCATTATTATGTAGAGTTGCTCCGCCTGCTGATGCTACATCTATATGAAGCGTTGCTCCACTCGCCAAATTAATAACGGTATCGATACACATAGAGGCACCAACATGTATCTCTGAACCGGCATTTATGTTTATCGTTCCACCATAATTCTCAAAACCGATAAACTCACCATTACAAGTATTAAAAGTATGAGTTCCTTCAAAATATCCGCCCTGATTGGCAATTACACCAGTTATGTTGGATAAAATAAAGTTAGCATACCATAAAGTACTTTGCCCTGAAACTTGTATATATGCTCCGCTTGCTGTGCACGAAAACGTCCAATTTTTTCCTGTTGCCGTATTGCAATCGCAAATGTCTATCACAAAAGCGTTTGTGTAAGCTCCTGTGGCGTTTCCAGTTAATTTTAAATCTCTGAATTTGACGTGTACCGCCGTTGTAGCAAAAGTTAAGTTCCCACTTAAAATTGTATCTCCATAACCTTCCAAAGTTATGTAATCCTTGTTAATCGTCAAATTTTCCGTGTAGCCATTGCCGGTAGCAATTTTTATGCAAAATCTATTATTGGCACTACTACCCGTTATAGAATTTAACGCCGCCTGGATACTTTTAAATGGAAGATTATAAGTTCCAACTTCCGTATAGGAATCTATTCTTTTGTTATCAACATACAATACATTTGTAGCAATTTGTATTTTATCACTAAATGTTTTTAACTCAAGCGCGAGAGGAACTAACGCAGCAAGATTAGCACGCCAATTAGCATACGATTGATCGCCACTGCTCAGATTAAAAAGAATTTGTTCAATATTACTTGGCCAACTCATTTAGTATCGTCCTCCTTTCCGGTTTTAATTTCTGCCCCTATTTTCGTCTTTTCCGTCTTTTCCGGCTTCTTGCTGGGAGTTTCAAAAGCCTCACCTTTTTGTTTTAAGGTAAAAGCATTTTTGGCCCCACACTCTGGGCAAACTTCAGGAGGTTCATCCCCAATATAAGTATAGCCACAAGAACTACAAACCCAAGTAGAATCTTCATCTTCCAACGAATTTCTACATGGTGCATCTTCTTCTGTGAGAGGAAAACCGCAAACAGTACGAAGATAATTTTCCAGATCCAAATCAGGAAATAAAGGCATTTTTGCTCCAGCTAGTTTACCAATAAAAGTTCCTAACTCATTAAGATCTGGAGCTACAACCGATGCGCATTTAAATTTAGGATATCCGGTAATACCCGGAAAAGTATTAAGATCAACTAAGCGAGGAATTGCGTGGCGATTCATAGTCTCGCAGACACCTTCGAGTTGAGCATCTAACGCAACAGCTAATAAACTTTGCTTAACCTTAGCCAGGGCAAAACTTCCCACTTTATCAGCGCCCAGCATAATTATATCAGCAAGTAATGTAATTGCAATACGTTGATCATAACGATTAATTATCGCGTTAGTATCAAATTGTCGGGAACCACCAGTAGAAACAAGTTTAAATTCCCACCCATGACACATTACTATACCGTCGTTACGATCACGACGAACACTTGTAACTAACTGTAAAGCACGATTCTTAGCCTCTATAGCTTTAGGATCTTGCGTATTATCTAAATCTACACCTTCAGGGGCTGTAACAACAGGAAGACCAGCAAGATCTCTTTCAATACCAATACCTTCAACTTCCTCAATATGCTTCTTAAAATACCAAGGACGATAGGCACCACGTAAGAAAGAAACACCTTCAGGATTATTATATTGAGCACTAGTGCGAAACAGCAAACAACGATCCATAGGAATAAAAGCTCTTGAAGTATCACACTGTTGCCATACTCCTCGAATTTCATCATGATCATCAAATTCCCACTGATATAATGATGTTTGACGACGCCCAGGTAATTTACGCCAACCAATACGGCCATCATTATACTGACTATCCTTAGTTAGATCTTTATTTTTCCCTGTACGCTTTTTATACACAATTTCATGCAAAGCAAAACCGTATGAAAAATATGAAGTAAGCTCATCAATAAAATCCATCCATGTTTCACTCATATCTGTGCGACAACTATCTACAAACTTAGCACACTCAATATCTGCTTCGGCATTAGAAGCAGGTTCTACTCGCCAGGTTACCTGACGAATCAACATACGACAACAATACAAAATTGCCGTTATAACAGGATCATTACTTGACATTTCCTGATAGATCTCACCTGCCCAAGGCCAAGTTAACTTACGAATAAATTCTTCGTATACATAACCACCCATTTGGCGTAATCCAGAACGACCAAGTTCATTAAAAATAGGTGCTCCAGAAACTTGCTTATTCGCCATTTAGTAACCTCCTTTCTAAGTTCCAAAACGAGCAAAATAATTCGACCCAACAGCTTCTCCTCGAAAAACTTCATCACTATATTGCGCGTTCGGATCATCCTCTATCCAGGTACTCACCTGATCTTCGTGTTCTTGCACTACAATCGGCGCACCAGTAATGTTAGAAGTAGAACCAAGCTGACTGATACAACCCGACAAACAGTCAACCATATCATCATGAATACCACCAGGAAAGCTCTCAAGTTCATCAAAAAAGGCATCTAAATTACGACAACCTCGTAAAACCTTAATATTACCATTACCTGCTGCGGCACTAGCAATAGAAGCACGATCTACTTTTGAACCAGTTGAAGCTATTCCGCTGTAAGCATACCCTTTAAAGATACTACGACTTTTAGAGCTTATTACAGCGATACCAGAAGAACCCGGTTCTTGTTCTTCAAATATTGAAACACCATAGCCATCATGGATTGCCGTACTGTGCTGCAACTTTTCAGTGCCTTCAGGATCCTTACGCTGTCGGATGATGTCTTCGATATAATATATTCCGTTAGCCTCACTAACTTTAAGACTGGCCGTATAGTCAGGTTCACCGGACTTATTTCTCTTTTTTGCTTTTTCCTCATCAGTAGCAGCCATATCCCACCAACGCATTGTTTTACGATAAGGTGGTAATACGTCAACCTGTTCAAACCAATCCCGTTTGAACATATTCCCTTTACGGATAATCTCCCAATTGCCTTCACGAAGACGGGCTCTAGTAACAGGATCTAGTTTGTTAAGGGTCTTATCATAGGACTCTTTATCGAGGTAAGGGTTATCATCAAGCCCTGCCGGGATAAATACACGTCCTTCACGAGGGCCTTCGATGATAAAACGGTCACGTACCCAAGCGCCACCATCATCATCCGGAGGGTTACTCGCTCCGCGCACTCGCAGCGGCACATTCATTCCTAACAGCCTACGCAAGCGGGAAAACATGTAAAGGTAATTGGCTTTAGCTATATGTGTCAGCTCATCGAAACCGATGAACTGGTACTCGCCGCCTTGATAGTTGTATTTATCGTTGAGGTTCTCCAGATAGCCAAACTGAATCGTTGAAACAGGAATTTTGGTGTCTTCCTGATAAAATGTGAACTTCTTATCCTTTTCGTCCCACTTTACTTCAGGATACGGAAGAAGCCATTCTTTGGCACGATCCATCAACGCCCCCGGCTTAGTTAAATCGGCATAAGTCTTACGAAAGAGGATC